ACCCACTACAGAATCGACAAGGTGGTAAATATTATATGTACACACAAGTAATTGATTCATTTCCTAAAAATTATGAGAATATGGTGTATGTTGAACCATTTGTAGGAGGAGGAAGCGTTTTTTTTAATAAAGAACCATCAGAGAAAGAAATTATTAATGATTCCGATAGTGAATTAATATCATTGTATAAATTAGTCAAAAAATATCCAGAAGAACTGCAAGAAATAATAAATGGACATTATACTAAAAAAGACTTCTTACAGATAAAAGAATTTCACCCAGTATCAGATATTGGAAAGATAATACGTAAATATATTCTTACACTTTTATCATTTATGGCGAGAGAAAGAACATTTCAAGGCGATGATAATAAAATCAGAAAAGTAGAAAAAGATTTTAAATCATATTCAGATCGTCTTTCATCTGTTATTATTCTTAATAAAGATTATAAAAAAGTAATACACGATTACGATTCTCCTAATACTTTTTTTTATTTAGATCCTCCTTATGAGGATACTAATAAAACGCTTTCAGATTACAGCGATATTGATTTTGACGAATTATTTAGAATACTCTCTTCTATTAAGGGGAAATTTCTAATGAGTGTAAATAATAGTAAAAGAATTAGAGATTTATTTAAGGGATTCTACATTAAAAAAGCAACAACTATATATAGGTTAAAACACAGAAAAGTAGTTGAACTACTTATTTCAAATTATCCATTCGCAAATTGAAAATGGAGGGTTGGAACGTTTGGAACGTTTTTTCATTTTCAGAAAATTTATTCCAAGAAATAAAAAGTAGAAAGAAATTTTATAGGGTTTGAAAAAAACGTTCCAAACGTTCCAACCCTCCAAAAAGTTAATTATCAAGTTTTCAATAAAAAAACTCGATAATAAACTCTACGGTATATATTTTTTGATTTGCTGTCAAAAAAATTGATTCCATTTTTTATAAAAATGAAAAAAATAATTTAAAAACTTGATAATATATAAAGATAGAATGAAAATCTCATCGTACGAAAAACCGAGTCTCACCAACATCGAGAAAGTTCTTGCATCAGGACACCTTACTTCCTATGAAAAAGTAGCATTAAAGTCGTATAAGGAGAAGATTGACGAGAAAACTGGATATGTTCAGGTAAAATATGAAGTAGAAAAATTTGGTCGTTTTAAAAACTTTGCGGTTAAAACAAAGTATCGAACCGTCTATACAGGTACGTTGATGCGTTGTGAAATTCGTAATGCCCTCTTTAAAGATAAGTATGATGATCTTGATATTTCAAATGCATCAGGATGTGTAATGTTGAGAATCTTTAAGAAGAATAAACTACCTACAAAATTTCTTGAATTATACATTGATCGTCGTGAAGAGTTCTTACAAATGATTATGAATCATCTTGGTGTTTGGCGACCTACTGCAAAAGACATTATGATTGAAATCTTCTTCTGTGGATCGGGTAAGAAGAGTATTTACTGGGAACTCAATCCTTCAGTAAAATATACTCTACCACCAGTCGTAGAAGAGTTAAAAAAGGAATTTCACGATAATTTGGAGAAGTTAGTAGAAATGAAAGAATACGCAGATATTCGTAATTATTGTGTAGAAAACAAAGAATCGAAAGGAGAGGAAGCGTGGATAGGGACATTCTCTGCTTTATTATATCAGGATGAGGAAAGAAAAATTATCGATGTTCTTAATACTGAAATCTGTCGTATCGGTAAAGACCGTAAAATTAAATACCCTGTAGGAGCAATTATATTTGATGGTCTTCACGTCGACAAAGAGATGAATATTATAGAAATTGTCGAACAACTTGAATCTCATATTCATTCGAAAACTGGATACAAATTGAAACTCGAGATTAAACCAATGGAACTCACACCTGAACAGGAGGAAAAGTATCTTTCAAAAACTCCATTAACATACGAGGCACGTCGTGAGTGGTTTGAACGAACTCATTTTAAAACAAATACTGGTAAGAAACTATTTCATCGAATTAGAGATTGTAATCCTGATAATAAAGACGATGATGATAATAATGACTTACAATCGTATGAAAAAGGCAACTTTAGTACGATCAATGAGGATTTGTTCGATGGTGCAGTTGATTTCTTTAAGGAGTGGTACGTTGATTCTGAAAAACGTAAATATGAAGATATTGAATATTCTTGTGTAAAAGAGGAAGATAAAAAGAAGAATATGTATTATGCATTTCCTACACTACGATTCAATAATTTATTATCTTCTTCTACCGATGAACAGAAAAAAGAAAATATTGAGTATTTTAGAGAATATCTAAAAGGTCTTGTAGAAGACAATGAGAATTATGTAGAATGGATGGAACGTTGGGTTGCAGATATTCTCCAAAATCCTGATTTTAAAGGTGAAACACCAATTTCACTTATTTTATACTCTAAACAGGGTACTGGAAAGAGTTCCTTAACAGAAGCAATGAGAAAACTACTCGGTACACGTTGTGTGTACGCAACAGAAACACCTACTGCAAATGGTGATGTATTTCACGAGTTTAATTCAGTGGCAAAGTATAAATTATTCTTTGAAATAGCAGAGGTTAATATGAGAACATCCTCTACAATTGCGGATCAGGTGAAAGGATTTATTACGAGTCATACACGTCGTATTACACATAAAGGATTTGATCCGATCGAAGTCAAATCTACTGACCGAATCGTCTTTACAACAAATAATATTATGTCGATGTTTATTGAAAAGTCAGATAGACGTATGTGTGCCTTTCACGTAAGTGAGAAACGATTAGAAGACCCTGAAGCAAATAGTCAGTACTGGACGAAATTTTATGCGAAGTTAAATGATAATAACTTTATCAAAGATGTTGCGGATTACTTATTGAGTATTAATTTGACAAATTATAATTTAAGAGACAATCGTCCAAAGACAAAATACTATAAATCTCTCATTCAATTCTCGATGCCTGTTGAACTGGATTTTCTACGTGAAAAACTATTATACAACAATGACGAGTTTGAAGAATACCAGACGAATAAGAAGGATTTGGAAGGAAAAATTGTAAGAGATAAGAGTGGTCATACCATTCCAACAGAAATATTTAAATTTCCTTCATCAAAACTATTTGAATTATACAGTGAATGGCGTAAGAATACTCTGAAGGCGAAAGATGAAATTACGAGTAAGGCTTTCAAAATGAGGATGGAAGCATTCGAATCGTATGGTATTTCACATAAGCACGATGCATCTTCTAACATATTTATTGTTAATAGAGATAAATTAAAGAGTGAATTGTATAAAGATTTTGACATTGAAGTAGAGGTTGAACCATCCATTAAAAAGATATTAACACAGATGAAACCAAAAGAAGAAAAGAAGGAAGAAGTAGTATCTACTATAGAAATAATTGTAGAAGAAGAAGAAAAGAAGGAAGACGTTGTATCTGAATTTATAGTTCCTTCGGCTACATCAAAAAATTTTATTCCACATAAAAAATTCATTATTCCTAAAATATCTCCTCTTTCTATTCACGATCCTGAACATCCTTCTAATAAGAAGTAAATGGAGGGTTGGAACGTTTGGAGGGTATTTTGATTTTCTAAAAATTTATTCCAATAAATAAAAAGTAGAAAGAAATTTTATAGACTTTGAAAAAAACGTTCCAAACCCTCCAATGTTCCATTTTTTAATGATTTATTAAAAAATGAAAAAAATAATTTAAAAACTTGAGTATATATATAATAAAGAAGATGCCACGACCTAAATTAGACTTAACTGAAGAACAACGACAAGAAAGATTGAAAGAACAGCGACGTAAAAATTCTTTAGCATACTATCATCGAAATAATACTTCTAAAACTCCACGTGTAGTACTTAATAATTTTGAAGAAATGAAAGAATATATTGAAAATAAAAAGGGATATTTTAGGAATTATTATTTACAGCACAAAGAAGAATTAATAAAAAAAGCAAAAGAATGGCGAATAAATCATCCTATTGTTAATAAAATTGAAAATGATTCTGTCATTTGATTAACTACGGTGAGATTTTTACAAAATCTTTACGTATTATTTTTTGTAAAAATAAATTAAAAAAAATAATATTATACTATAATAAAATGATTACAGTATATGCGATTCTGTACACAAAACCAGAATGGACGATGCAATCTGCCATCGAACATCTTTCTAAACATTGCCCGAGTACAGAATTAGGATGTTCTGAAAATGATAAATGCTATGCCTTTACGATTAATAAAAATACGGAAGGCTGTAATACTAATTTTCTTCCATTGAGTGAGTCTGTTGCTTGTATAGTTAAGGATTTATGTCTTCCTCGATTAGAAGAGGAGATTTCAGTTGAGAAGGAGGAAAAGAAAGAGGAGTAATTGAATTTTTATGTTTTTTTGTAGAAAGATGACGATTTTTATTAAAATGACTATATCTACCACCACATATATCACATATAATAGTATTTTCATTTAACGTTTCTATTGATGAGTCAATTACTTGAACAGGTATGATTTCTTTTATCGTGGCAACCGTATCTATCGTTTGTATAGATTGGATAGGATTTTGATTAAATCTTATATATGTGTTTTGAATATGTTCATATTGTTCCTCTCTGGATAGAAATGAATAATCCATTTATTCTATGGATAGAAAAAAATAAATAATGTAGATTTATTATATGTGTACATATAATAAATGGACAATAATCAAATGTTGTATAGTACAGGTATATCCATTGGTGCGTATGCTCTATATAAATTTATACAGAGTATGTACCATAAATACTATTTGAAAAGTGAATGTCATCAAAGAACATTAGAAATATCAGTAGTTAATATAGATGAAGAAAAGAAAGATGAAGAAAAGAAAGAAACAGAAATTGAAATGCATAAATTAGAAAATACTAAAAAATAAATAATATTGTTCTATATTAAAAGAAATGCCTTACGACAATCAATATAACAGAGATATTGCTAATATGGTATTAATGAATAACAAACGCTATATTGATTATTTGGAGAATACACATCAGAATATTCTCGGTTCTGGAGTAGTTAATAATGCTTCCAAATGTGAATGTGGTATGAATCCCTGCCAATGTGGACGAGGTCTTGGTATGAGTGGTGGTTCTGGATTTGCGAAAGGATCATTTATGGATACTGGATACGGAGATGTCATTGGTGCTGGTATGAGTAGTGGTTCTAAATCATACCGAAAGAAAGGGTGTGGTCAAATTGCTTCTCTTCCTCCACGAGAAAATCTAAATGAATATCCTCAAGTTGCTGTAGAGGGAGGAAGAATGCATAATGGAATTCCAGTTCAGGATAATATCGCCCTTAAACGAACAGTAGGAGGACGTAAGAAAAAATCAGGGGCTGGTTTTAATGAATTTAAGAATGATCTCGGTAAATTTGATTTCAATAAGATCAAAGATTGGGTTGGTCTCGCAAAACCACCAAATGAAATGAAAAAACTTCTCAATCAGGTTCAATTACAACGACTCAAACCAAATGATAAAGTAGTTGAGAAAAGTCAAATGAATAGTATCATTGGAGGTGCTGGTTATTCTGCTGGTAAAAAACGAGGAGGTGCTGGTTATTCTGCTGGAAGTGTAATGCCCGTTGGAAAAGTTCCTGTAATGGGTTCAGGTGATGGACGCAAAAAACGAGCAGAAATCGTTAAGAAAGTAATGGCAGAAAAGGGTTTAAAGATGATTGAAGCGTCAAAATATGTAAAACAACACAATTTATATTGAATTTGAATAAAAAGTCTATAATTTTATTATATTTGTATATAATAAAGATGCAATCGCTACGAAATAGACAAATTCGAGAAGTATTAGATGAGGATATGAATATTAATCGTCAAGTATTCGATCGAGAAAAAGAACAAGTACGAGTGTTTCAAGATACTGTTCTACCAAAAAAGACACGAGATGTAGAGGCAGAAATTGGTGTTGACAAACTAATTGAAAGTATTAATAAAATTTTAGAGAATAAATTATCAAGTTTAGAATATTTACTATCTAAAATTACGGGTACTTCTGATATTGGAGATGCAGAAGGCAGACGTAGTTATAATAATATCATTTCAAATGGAGATTTTATAACTGTGTTTAACCAACTGGTACGTGTTTATACAACTACTGGTATTTCACGAAATAGTCAAGAAATCATAAAGGTAAAATTTCAAGAAATAAAAACAAATATTGATGCTATTATTTATGGAATTGAAGAACTTATCCAATACCTCTTTGATTCTGGAAAATCGGATAAAGAAATCTTCCAACTCGTTAGAAGTCAAGCAGTATACCAAATTGTTAAAGATCAATTGTATCGAGGTTCATCTTACAAAATTATCGAACAGGGAGATATTGAAGTATCAATAAAAGAAGTTCTTTCTGAATTAAGTGATGTACAACGTGAAGAATTACGTGATATTTCTGGACGTGATATTACTGAAAGAAGTCTATTAAAACTTCCAATTGAAATAGGGAATGATCAAGACAGAATTAAAAAATTAGAAGAGGAAATGGGATTTAGACTACCAGCACAACGAATCGAGGACTTAAAGCAGTTTGGACGAAGGGACAAGGAACAAGCATTTTCTTCATTTGGTGATATTGCAAAAAAAATAAATGCAGAGAATAGACAAGAATACGATGAAGAAGCACGAGAATTACGATTACAGAAAGATGAATTTATTATTGTAAATAAAATATTAAAACGTCGTATTCGAGATAAAAAACGAGAATTAAGAACACTACAAGCACAACAAGAACAATTAGTTCAAGGGCAACAATATTTTCGTGAAGATGATGAAGAAAAAGATGATGATGGTGATAGACTTCCACTCGCAGATGAAATAACAGCAAAAGAAGAAGAGATTAATAATTTGATACAACTATTAAATGATAATGAAGAATCGATTAGATCAAACGATGAAGATCAAATAAGATTCAAAAATGAGTATGAAGAATACCTTTCAAAGACATTAGGAAGTGATAGTGAAAATCTACCTATTCGTAAAAAAAAAGTGAAATCATTAATTCCAACTGAAGAAAAATTAGAACCAGAACCTGAAGAAGAACCAGAACCGGAACAAAAAGAAGAAGCACGTGTTAAACCATCTATTTCTTCTTCCGCATCACGAAGTGATATGATTGATTACTATACAAAACCTTATTTACAGGGTCTTTCAAAGAGTCAATTAAGGGTTGTTGCATCAAAATTTGGATATGCTCCTCATTATAATACAGATGAACAAACAATTATTAGAAATATTTTAAAAAGACAGCCAAACATACCTCAAGACAAACGACGTGTTTTAGGTTCAGGTGTATCTGGTGGAAATATGTTTAATCGTGTTTATGATGATTATTTGAATGGAGGAGCATACAGAGGTATAATTGTTTCTAATCCAAGATTATTCCGTGGACAGGTAAATTATTCTGAAAGACCATACCAGATGGAACGAATTTCAAGAGAACTGCAAAATAGAGATTACGGATTCGATGATGACGATGTTGATAATAGATTTTTTAATTTTTCAAGAGGAGGAAGTAGATTTGATGATCGAAGAAATGATATTTACTATATACAGAGACAATTAAAACGTGGCTATTAAATAAAATATCTGTTTAGTATAAAGATGGATATTATTCAATTACGTCCAATATCACATTTGGTCGATGAAATTAAACAACTTATTAAGATACTACATCTACCACATACTCCATTACAATTAAAAGGATCGGCATCATTACAATCACAGCAATATTTCAGCGATTATGATTTTTTTACAAATGTTCCTATTTATCCAGTTGAAGAAGCGTGGAATATATTTACTGATATTCGTTTAAAATTAATAGAAAAACCTGATGTGTACATAATTGAAATTAAATTACAAGATAAAAATGGAAAAAAAGAAAGATTTTTTGGAGTTGATCCTATTGATAAAAAAATATTTTATAAAATGTATTCTGATTTAGAAATAATAAAATTTGATCTTGTTGATAGAATCAGTGGAATTTTTACATCTGTTAGTTGTATTTATTCATTTACAAAAGAACCAATGACACAAAATGATTTTATCATCTCACTCGAAGATGAAATAAAAGAATTAAAACGTGAAGGAATGTGGTATAAAGTACTTAAACGACAATTTGCGATCGATAAAGCAAAAAACAACAAAGAAAAATTAGTTTCTTTAAGTGCTGTATTTAATTCTCCACTTGGATTTGCTTATCAGCGAGTAGCGAATATTGATGCTATTCTTGAAGTTCTTGAACATTATAATGATCCAGATACAATGCGTAAAATTAAACTTAACATTAAAGAAATTCATCTGAAGAATATTTCATCATTAAAAAAAGAACGTAAAAGATTGTATGGACTTATTAACCCATTCGCAGAAGCACTCTATAAAGACTCATAAAACATTTACTTATTAAAGAATAATAAGTAAATCTTTTCTATCATACCTCTACTTTGTAAATTTTTTAACTGTTTTCCATCCTGGATTTCCATATTCCCACCAGACACTACCGTCTTTTTTAACATACCCTTGACTACCGAATACGAGACGACCCCCATTTTCTTTCCAGTTTTTGTATGCATTTAAATAACAACACTCAAATTGTGGTTTAAATTCTTCTAATTCTTTTTTGTCATCTGATTTAGATGCCTTTTCTACCAAATCTTCATAGTTAAAACACATATACCGAGATTTCTTTATGATTTTCATTTTTTGTAGTTCGAAAGATAAGGACTTCTCTACCATTCCAATAAATATTTTTTGTACTATTTCAGGTGCTTCGTGGTATTTTTTCTCTTTCGTAGTGTTATTGGCGACACGAATGTACTCATCGTCATCTGAAAAGTCAAAGTCCATAATCTGACCATCCTTCTCTACCCAGAAGTGTCCATCAAATGTAGGCATCATCATTTTGTTCTTCCGTTCGTTTGTATCTATCTTTTTATTTTTCATTTTTTTGAAATCAATTTTATTTACAGCAAAACCTAACAAAATTGATTATTGTTTATTATCGAGTTTTTTTATTGAAAACTTGATAAAATGGAGGGTTGGAACGTTTGGAGGGTTTTTTTCAAAGTCTATAAAATTTCTTTCTACTTTTTATTTCTTGGAATAAATTTTTTGAAAATGAAAAAACGTTCCAAACCCTCCAACCCTCCATTTATAAAGTTTTAAGTTAAAACTTGATAATTTACAATTTTTTTTCGTTTATGATAAATAAACACTTGAGATATAAGTAATGATGATGTAGCATTCTAAATTTAGAATAAACCTTTGAAAAATTAGGATTTTTTTTATCAGGATGATTTAAAAAATATTCCGTATCCATTTATATAAATAAAGATATTTTCTACAAAAAAAACTTGATAATAAATAAATAATAATTTTTAGATTTTGCTGTAAATAAAATTGATTCTATTTTCTACAAAAAATCAAAATACCTTCCAAACCCTCCAATGTTTCATTTTCAATAAAAAACTTTATCCGAGTAATAACCCGTTGACTTGATAATTAGACCAATAGACGACAATAACTAAATTTGCTCCAACAACATTGGCGGATGTCGAAGCAGTTAGTGTATTTACACCAGCTGCACCACTAATGGTTAAAACGAGAGTGCCTGGATTCGTACCCGATGTAATTGTATAACCGAGTATCGTAGATACACCGTATAATTGATTAGCCACACTCCCTATAAGAGAAGCAGAAGCACTACCAATATTTATCGTAATTGTTCCTTGTAATGTATGTGTAGGTTTAGCAATTTCAATGTTAGACATTTCTTTTATTGTATCAAATATTTTAAAAAAGTTTCGATTTTATTTTGGAACATTGGAGGGTTTGGAACGTATTTTCTAAAGTCTATAAAATTTCTTTCTACTTTTTATTTCTTGGAATAAATTTTTAGAAAATGAAAAAAACCTCCAAACGTTCCAACCCTCCATTTTCAATAAAAAAAAACTTGATAATAAATAAATAATAATTTTTAGATTTTGCTGTAAATAAAATTGATTTCATTTTCTACAAAAAATGAAATCTGAAAAAAGAAATAAGTAAAGTCATCTACTATTAATCAACTACAAATAAAATGTCTGTCCAATCTGATTCTGATTCTGATTCTGGTATGATGTGTCCATACAACAAATGCGATCTTCGAAATGAACCTTGTTTAGAGTGTTTAGGAGATTATATTCAAAAGGAGATTTATGAGTGTGTAAAGGAAGAACAGGAAGGAGAAATCACGGAAGATGAGTTTCTTGATATTTGTGCGGACATTAAACACGAAGAAATTGACGATGAAGTAAATCGTATGTGTTTAAGTGATGCGAATCGCCTTTTATGTGAATATGGAATCAGTAAAGCGATTCAACTTTTGATTGACGAATATGGTTCATTGACAGAAGCACCAACTATCAAACAACTCGTGTATGGTATTGTAGAAGAAAGAGTGGATTACTACTTATACGAAGGATACATTCATTGGTACGAGAAACAACATTAATTATATTTTAATAAATATAATTAACGTAAAGAAACAAAGGTACAATTTTTACTTTTTAATATAATCCTTCTGCATATCTACAGAATGACTCATAGCATTTGCGTCTTCTTTCATCTCGTCCACTACTTTTCCATATTTGCTGGATAAATAAATATGACGAAGCATCGATGAACCCACTTTTTTTCCAAATATTTTATTAAGGATACGAGTAATCGCATTTACTTGTGAAAGTGATTTTCCATCATAATAGACCAAAAATGGAACATTCGTTCCTTTAACTACTTTTTTACCCTTTAATAATGGATGAAATTTCATATAAGTTGTAATGACATTTAATAATTCTGGTGGAATATCCTCTTTAAGTTGTCCTTCCTTTTTTGCTGTTTTATAGGAATTGAACACGAATTGCTTCTTGTCAAAGTCTAAATAATTCGTATCAATGGGTAGTCCAACATCACTTTTAACAATATTCATTTTCTGGTATTCATTACGACGAGGTGCTTTATAATAATACAATGCTAAAATAACTTCTTGTAAAAGAACATTATATTGATGTTCGTTAATTTCTTTATTACCAGCAAATGATTTTACTTTATCTTCTAATTCTTTCATCTTCGTAGAAACTTCTTCCCACGTAATCCAATTTTCTTGTTGCGTTTCAGTCTTTTCTCCAGATGCTTCCACAGATTTGAGTTCCTTATTTTTGTCCATCATTAAACGATAATAATCATCATATAATTTCTGTTTTTGTTTATTTGACTTATCAAGAGATAATGCTGATACAACTGAAATTAAATATCCACGTTTTGTATTTTCTTTGTATTTCGATAATCGATGTTCAATTTTATCAATATCTTTCAAAAAGTTCAGATTCTTCAATGGCATATCATCATTTAATTTTTCGAGATTACGAAGATACATTTTAATAGATGTTGGAGCAAGTTTCTTTTCAGTAAATCCAGTTGACAACTGATTTTTAAAAGATGTTTCATAATCCATATTTATAAGTAGTAAAGATTTTATTTTAAAAAATATTTACAAATTAGATTCTCAATTTATTATATTACATTATAATAAATGAGTTGGAATCCTTCAATCCAGTTTAATAAACTTTATCAGGCGTATGTTTCATTATCTACGACCGCACTAACAAATCCAATGATTGCTAATTTGAATATGAATAATTTTGCTATTAATAATGCTGTAAGTCTAAATGCCGTTGCTGGAGCAACATTGGTTTTAAGTGCCGATGCAAATCAAGGAGTTGTCGTAAATACTAAAATGACAATTCCGAATCATACGTTAGTTATTACAAATAATACTGCGAATGATTCATTTCGTGTAGAAGATACAGGAGCAGACACAACAACGTTCCGTATAGATAATGATGGACAGGTTGCGATCCGAGGAAATCCAGCAACGGTTTTAACAAATGCTTTTACAGTTAATGGAACATCATCTTTTACTGGTGCAATTGTTTCTTCTTCAACAATAAATAGTGGAAATATCACTTCTTCTGGAACTGTACAAGGAAGTGTTCTTCAATCTACAGGAACACTGGGAGTAAATGGAAATAGTAGTTTAACAGGAAATTTAACAGTTAATGGTACAGTTCAAGGATTAACATCGATTACAGGTGAATATATCGTATCAAATAACACATTAGTAGTAAGTGGTCTTATTTCGGCATCTTCTGGGATGAAAGTGATCGGACAAGGAACTGATATTAATAATGCAGATTTCTCATTTGATAGTTCTGCTAAATTACAAAAATTATACCAAGGTTGTATTTATTCTTCTTCTCAATTATCAGCAATAAGAAATATTACCTTTCCGAGTGCTACTGTAATGGCTACTGAATTCGGAGCAAATTCAGTTGTTCGTGTATCATTAACGCAACCAAATGGTGGTGCAGGATTTACATACAATTTAATAGGAAGTGTTGCAAATAATGTTCTGATTAGTGATTCCAGTTTGGTATATAATTCAAATTATACTACAGCCCATAGAAATTATGATCTCATCATACAAAACTTTTTAGATGCAGGAGTTCAAAGGTGTTATATCAATACATTTGTTTTAGGAACTGTTCCATAAAAAATATGTTAAATATCTTTCATAATTTATTATATTACATTATAATAAATGAGTTGGAATCTCGCTATTCAATTTAATAAACTATATCAAGCCTATCTTTCATTATCAGCAGGTTCTGTATCAAATACTGGAAATATCCCAGAAGAAAATAGTATCCACCTCGGTCCTGGAAAAGTATTCAACATTGTAAGCACAGACCTAACCGAATTATTTAAAGTAGATGCGATGTCAAATGTGTCAGTCGGTTCTACTGGAAGTGTTGCTACTTTAACAGTGGGTAATCCTTCTTCTGCTGAAAACAATACACATCTAATCGTCCAAGATGTGTATGGAAGTGCGGATTTATCAGCGAGTGCGTTGACTTTCACTTATGGCGACTCTCGTGTGCTTAATCTTCTAAATATATTTACACCGCAGATTAATTTAACAAATGATACTGGTCAATACACGGTTCTATTGAGTAGTGGGAACGATGATTCAACAAGTGGTCTAACAATAACAACACCCACTTATGAGGCAAACTATACGAATAGTGAGATGAGAATTACAGCAATTAGTTCCCCTCCTCTGAGGCAGGTAATTATAAATCCAAACAGTATTCTTATAACAAATGGTGTGGTTGCGACTACCATTACAGAGACAAGTATAACCTCTGCGAGTTTTGTAGGTGCTTTGACTGGAAACTCAACAACGGCTACTACAACCAATCAAATTGCTTCTTCAGTTTCATCATTCACTGGTGGAACAGGGAATACTTTTAGTGTAGCAGACAATAAAAAAATGATTATCTACACTGGTTCTGGAGTTTCTACATATACATTAATTACATCTGGAGTAAGTCCAGGTTTCTATGTTCACGTCGTTAATTCACAGACATCAGGAACACTCACAGTTTATCAAGGGAGTATTGCAGTTGGAAATGTAGTAAAAGCATTAGTATCAACAAAATCTGCTAATTTTGCTTCAAACGGTGCAATGTTTATATACAGCGGATCACAGTGGATGACAATAGGCGGGGCTTAAAGAAAAATGGAATGTTGGAGGGTTTGGAACGTTTTTTTCAAAGTCTATAAAATTTCTTTCTACTTTTTATTTATTGGAATAAATTTTTAGAAAATGAAAATACCCTCCAAACGTTCCAATGTTCCATTTATAAAATTGATTTTCAAAAAATGAAAAATGAAAAATGAAATAAGTAAGATCATTCAAACCACAAGATGTCATTTACTGAAATTTCAAATGTATGTGAATCAAGAATCTTTCCACGTCTTAAAGATGAGAATATTTCTGTTGAAGATTCACACGATATTGTTTTTGAAGAGATTGATAATCAAATCAATGAAACTCATATTGTAGATGTCGAAGACTGTCTGCATAATTATGGTTTCTTTGAAGCATTAGAATTATATGATGCGAAATATGGTCTGGATACTCTTAACGGTATGGATAAATTTCAACGTGTTAAATGTCTTCTGGTATGTGCAGTACACGATTCATTATACGATATACAAGAATCATATGATGAATGGTGTGAAGAAAATAGAGGAGAAGGAGAAGAAGAAGGAGAAGGAGAAGAAGAAGGAGAAGGTGAAGGTGAAGGTGAAGGCGAAGGTGAAGGTGAAGGTGAAGGTGAATCAGATGACGATTCTGATATGGCAGGGTGTATTTTTGAATAAATTATTAGAAGAAGAAGAAGGTGAAGAAACGAATTAATTATTATCTTTATAATAATTAAATGCCTATTATTGATAATCCTAATCTATACGAACAAGCAAAAGATATTGCAGATAAATTATACTCGAAATCGAGTGCGTACAAGAGTGGATTTATTGTTAAAAAATATAAAGAATTAGGTGGAACATATACTGATGATAAAAAACCAAAAAATCTAAAACGCTGGTATAAAGAGGGTTGGAAGGATATTGCTGGTCTCGATTATCCTGTGTACAGACCTACAAAAAAAGTATCAAATAAAACACCTTTAACTCCCAATGAAATCAATCCAGTTAATTTAGTAGAACAAATACAGTTAAAACAGAAAATCAAAGGGCGAACACTACCTGCCTTTGAAGGTAAAGGTTATAAAATACAACCATACACGAAAGAAAAAGCGAAACAACTTGAAGTAGAAGTAAAACCATCTACTAATCCAGAGAAAAAAATTGATGTTTTTAAAGAAAATAAAAAAATAGCATCCGTTGGTGCAGTCGGTTATAGCGATTATCCAACTTTTTTGTTAAAGGATAAGTCCTTGGCTAATTTTCGTAGAAAACTCTATCATTTACGTCATAAGAAAGATAATGGAATCAATGGTTATTACGCCAGAGAATTATTATGGTAAATCATACTTTACAATGAAATATCTATTAAAATCATATACAGCAATATATGATTTTACGATATATTTACAATAAAATATATAGAAGATATTTACAGTTATATATATAATATGATATATCTAATAAAAATTTATAAATTTATACCATATATATACCTGTAAATATGTTCTTATTAGTAAAAATATAGTAAATATCTCGTAAATTTGGATTTATTATAGTTTTGATATTTAATTGTAATAATATTTAAGATATTTATTGTTAAAATGAGATTTATTATTCGATTTTATATGCATACGATAGAGTTTTAAAAAATATTAAAATGTTGTTTATAATAAAAGAGATGTCAGTCCAATTAGCGAATAAATACGATCCAACTCAACCGTTCCATATATATTATGATTTGGATGCGATTAATAATGAAACAACAGGTAATAATCCTCCTGTACGATTCTCAATGACTGAAACTCGAAATAGTCCATTTTTATTAAGTCCTGATAATTACTTTATGAGTGTTATTCGTTTTTCACTTCAAACACCAACACTACCTGTATTTATCCCACAAATTCTTTTAGGTCAAATATCACCTGATAAGACTGTGTATTCATTTACAATGTCATTTGTTGTAGGTGCTAATGTCATTAATTCAGTACAAACATTTATTATTTATATTCCAGTCGATTCCACTCAAACTCAACCTCAACCTCCTCTTCTTATTCAAGATATGACAAATGATTACTATTTTGTATTTAACCTCCAAGATTGGTGTAAGATGATGAATACGGCTCTAACCAGTGCTTTTACTTCTCTAAACGGAAATGTAGTTGGGGCAGGTGGTGCTTTGCCAAGTGCGAATGTCCCATTTTTCGAGTGGAATCCTGTTCAACAAGTATTTCAATTAAGTGGAGATAATGCTTCATTCAATTCTGATCTCGCTAATCCTATTAAACTTTATTGTAATACGGCAATGTACACATTATTAAATAACTTTCCTATGTTAAAAAATGCTCCTACTGGTGTTGCTCTCGGTAAGAATTATCAATTTACATTCTATAATAATAATGGATTAAATGTGTACAATATGGGAGCATACAGCGTTATACAATTATACCAAGATAATTCAACGGTAGGATTATTTAACCCTGTTCAGTCTATTGTTTTTACAACGAGTCTTCTTCCTATCGTCCAATCTATTGTTGGTATTCCAAAAATATTTAATAGTTCAACATATAATCTTCAAAGTACTGGTAATAATTCATTAATTAGTCCTGTTATAACAGACTTTCAAATTCCATTTTCAGCAACAAATCAATATCGTCCTAATTTGGAATACAATCCATCGGCTGAATATCGACTAATCGATCTGTATGGTCTTACTCCACAAAGTGCGTTAGAAATAACTGTATTATGGAAGGATAATTTTGGTGGTTTACATCAATTTTTTCTCGGTGCAGGTTGTAATGCATCTATCAAACTAATGTTTCGTCGTAAAGATTTCAATACTTCTCGTTCTGTTGTTTAGAATGAAGGGTTGGAACGTTTGGAGGGTATTTTGATTTTCAAAAAATTTATTCCAACTTTTAAAATTAATAAAAAAAATTTATAGACTTTCAGAAAAACGTTCCAAACGTTCCAATGTTCAAATAATATTTTATTTATGTCAATAAATAAAATAAAATGATAAATAGTTATTTAACCTAACAATAGACCAGGAGGAGCATTATTAGACCAGTACACCTGAATAACAAGGGCAACACCTGCAACGTTTGCAGAAGTTGTTGCGGTAAGAGTAGAAACTCCCGCAGCCCCTGTAAGAGCAAGACAAAGTGTACCAGGATTTGCTCCAGAAGTAATAGTATAACCGAGAATATTAGAAACACCAGCAAACAATTGATTTGTTGCGGTAGAAGTAAGACTACCAGAGGCAGCAGCGACAGCGATTGTAATTGTACCTTGATACGTAATAGTTGGTTTAGAGATCTCGACGTTTGACATTTATTATAGAGTAATATTTTATTTTTTCTATCTTTTTTATTTTTTATTTCATCATCATCATTCGTTCAGCCAATTTTCCTTTTTTTCCTCCTGATGCTCCATAGCCGAGAGCAGAAATAACTTTTGATGCCGTATCTCCTAAAGGTCCAGTACTCGATAAATATTGTTTAGCCATCGGAGCGAGAACAGGAAGAACACGACCAATTACGGATTTAAGAGTATCAAACCATCCACCGCCCACGAGTCGTTCGGCATCGCTTCTGTAGTAAGGTTGTTGGGAACTCGTTTCTAAAACATCGCTCTTTGTCAATAGACCAGTAAAAACCGAACTTGCACCTCTTTCACAAACGAAACAGCCACTGTTCATAGTAATAATAACGAGTTCTTGAGAAGCGATTGCAGAAGCAGATTGATTTACACAGTTAAGATTTACTTGAAGTGAAAATGACCCCAGCGAACCAGGTGCATAAAAATCTTCTTGTAGAGGGATGTCTTTTCCAAATTCTAATACGATCATAGCACCACTGGTAGGTACTTTTCGACCAGCACCAGTGGCTGGGTTGTTTAAATTAGCGTATCCTGAAAATTCATACCACGATCCATTATAGCCATTTTCTACGCTGTATCTGAAAAGATCATACTGGCTTGCGGAACTTAAAATACCCGATACGTTGTTAAAATTAATAGAAAGAGGATTTGCACCAGAAAGAGCGAGAAAACAATCAGAATCAGCAGAAGTTTGAGTACTCATTGTTTTACGTACAAACATAATAAGTTTATCCGGGACTTGATTGAGTTGCAAAGTAGAGGACTTATATGAAAAAGATGCTCCCGAAGCAAGGGAAGAACCAAAATTAGTAATATATCTCGGAAATTCTTGAAAACCGCAAACATTGCGGCTTGGAAGCATCAAACTCGGATGCCCCGTGATGAAATTAAACAAAAGTTGAGAATTTGAATATGAAACGACTGAAGCAGTTTTAACAAATGAAGAAGCAGTACGCCAAACTCGAGAAGCATCACCCATTGACATTGTAAAGGTCATATTTTGAATACCATAAAAGGCTTGGTTATTGCTTGATGGATTACAGAAAATAAATGGAGAAATGAGGAGCGGTTCACTTACAGTGAATTTCACATAAATAGTCTGGGCAGCCCCTGTAGAAACAGGTGGGAGAGTACCAGTACCATCCGCACTCATATTTACATAATCGAGAACCCACGAACCACGGTTATTCAAATCATTATCTGCCGTATTAGCCCACGCACCGAGAGAATTATTAGAAGCACCTACAGCATCACCATAAGAGTTATACGTGTCGAATTGAACAGGAGTATAACCATTATAACGTTGTAATTGTCGTTTATCATTAAAACGAAGAATTGAAGGCAATATATCCCTTAAATTGATGGAAACCGAATTGTTGTTTATCACACAACTCATCACATTTACGAGTTGATGAAGGGGGAAGGCACTCAAAGCATCAGTTAAGCCGTAGTTAATAAGAAATTGACCTGCGGGAGCAGTACCAGTAATGGATAGAACAACAGAGGATGTCCAGAGAACACGACGGTCAATAAGAGTTTGCTCACTTGGCACTTGAATGTTATAAACGTGAGATGAAGTAGAGGCACTTATTGCTTGAAAAGCAGAAGGGTTCATTGACTGACCACCTTTTTGAACTGCGTAGGTAATCTCTGACGAGCAATTTAATCGATCATCGAGTACTAAAACCTTTTTTATATCAGCACTCATATTTCTTTATTATACTATAAGATTATTTTTTTTATTTTTTTATCTATTTTAAAAAAGGATAGATAAAAAAATAATATGTCGGTGTGTTATAAAATGGAGGGTTGGAGGGTTTGGAACGTTTTTTTCAAAGTCTGTAAAATTTCTTTCCACTTTTTATTTCTTGGAATAAATTTTCTGAAAATCAAAATACCCTCCAAACGTTCCAATGCTCCATTTTCATTCTTAAACAATTTTTTTCAAAAGAGTAGTTGGAATATGATAATAGGGTTTCTGTAAATCATTGACTCCAATACGAAAACGACGAAAAGAAGCAATTTCAATGTCTTTCCAGACTTCTTCATCGTATTCAATATAAAAAAGACCATTCGTAAAATTAAACAGAAATATTTGTTTTTTAGTTTTAATCACCTTGTCCACAGGAAGTAGAGTGGTAGGATATTGTTCCATTTTACAGGTTCTACTTTTCAATTCATAAACACATTTATTCCCTTCAAAGTCGTATTTATGAAACTTATCATCAGTTGGTTTAATATTATCCTTGAAGAAATCATTTAGTCGTGGTAGTAATAGAATTTCTTGTTCTCGTCCAAAATCATAGTCTCTTTTGAATGCACACATCTATTTTATCTATACAAAGATAAAATAAAAAAAACATCTTATTTTACCGGAAATATACACAGAGTAAAAAAGTCTTTAAATAGGTTTAATCATCATCAGCAGACAACCAAATATTATGTTCTGTCATTAATATTTGAGGATAATTTTTGAATAGACAACACCATCTTGTCTTCATTTTCTTTAGTTTTTTATTAACATCTTTTTCTAAACCCAGATAATCACATAATAATCGTCTCATTCCTATTCCTGAACCAGAATGAGGAAACCAAACAATTGAATGTGCTTCGTTTAGAACACGACGTGTGTCTTTTCCTGCTGTTGGAAGATGATTTGATATGCAAACGGAACCTCTCGTATGACGACCAGTTTCGAGAAGAGCATTTAATACTTGGTACACAGATTCACGCAAATGTTTATTTGAAATCACATCAATATCATCAAAAATTACCATTGAATCTTTAAAATCATCTACTGTTAATGGGTCATTTATCATTCTTTCATCAATACAAATCCGATTTGGTTTAATAACATCTAATGATTCATCTTCATTTAAGGCGGAGAAAACATATATTTCATTCTTTGGATATACTTTTTTGTATTGTTTGCATAAATTTGCTATATAAGTTGATTTTCCGCTTCCTGAAGCCCCTGTTATATAAGTAATACTTCTTTCAGTGTTAGGATCTATAATTTGTTGGAATTTCTGATCATTAGGTAGATCTATTTTTCGGAATGCTCGTGTGATTTCATCTTCTTCCTTTTCATCTGTAGAAATACTTACAATTTTATTTTTATTCTTTGTTCCACCTTCGATTATTGCTAATGGTCTTCCGACCTTGTCATAGTTAAGGGTCATATTTACTATATACAAAGTTTATATTTTTTGTAGTAAAAGTTTTATTAGACGATAAGAATTAACCGTCCATTATCGATTGCATAAACGTGTTTCCCTGCAACATCATCTGATATTTGATATGATTTTCCACTGTCTGTGTACCTAATGACTTGTCCTTGTCGTAAATCTCTAAATGATGGTATAGGATTTCCTCTATCACTGGCTCGCTTAAATCGTTGTCGTGCTGTGCCTAATGCTGTTTTGATTTGTGCTTGAGTAAATCCTTCATTAATCATTATTTGTTGTACTGCTCGTCGTTCTGCTAAATTTCCTTTTTGATAATAAGCCATTGAAAGATTATCTAAACGATGTCGATCTCGTTGGGGAGGATAAACATTAAGTCCATTATTTGGTAGAGGAGGATTTTCTTTTTTTTCTTCTTCATCTTCATCTTCTTCTTCTTCGTCTTCTTCTTCTTCGTCTTCTTCTTCTTCTCGTTTAAATTGATCATACAAATTCTGAATGACGTGTAATCCGACCATATTCTTACCATTAACTTTTGCTTGTGGTTCATACAGAGGAGCATTTTCTTTTAACCAATCGTGAAATCGTTTGATCTCTGCATCATTTGTTTGTTTTTTAGTTAATGTAAGAGCATTTTTTGTTGCTTTTGTTAGTTTTGTAGTATCATAATTTCTGAATTTCGAATCATTAATTTCTCTAACACGACGTTTTTTATTAACTTGTTGTACTATATTATGTTTTTCTCCAATTCTATTCTCATATCGTCTGTGTACCGCTGGATTATCACTATTTTTCGCATTTAATGCCCTCATAAAATAATAACCTCGTGAAGCACCACCTACTTCTTGTCCACACGTATCGCATATACTATGACCTTCGCCTTCACCTGATCCCATCCAAATAGGATGCATATCTTGTCCGAAATCCACTCCTACATCATCTTGATTTGAGGAATTTCCATATCCTAATGCAGTCAATCCTACAACGGCTGGTACATTTCCTGTTAATGTTGCTAATGGTTTTAATATATATTTACTTGCAGGTTCAAATACCATATTGAATCCCTTTTTAAAATCATCCCAAAATGATCCGCCCTGAAGACGTTTTTTCCCACTAAATTCTAAATATAATTTCTTTAAGTCAGAATCATTTGGTTTTTCAGTCAATTCTTTTTTCTTCAAAAATAATAAAAATTTAGCACTATTACTCTTTCCAAACCCGAGAAATCCGAAATTATCTTTCGCAAAATCTCCAATTGTATGTAAAAAATTACCTCCTTCCATATCAGAATCTGATTCACTATCAGAATCACTATCAGAATCACTACCAGAATCACTATGACCTCCTCTTCCTTTAATTTTATCTCCCAAATTATTCAGGTATGGTATTGCTTTCTCGTGAGTCCATTTAATAATATCAGTAGCATAACTTCCACCTAATAAAGCATCAGCATTTTCGTATGGTTTGTTTATGGAATTAAAGATATTTTTAAAAAAACCAGTAAGAGTGTCCCACCAGCCTTTACCAACCAAATGCTTTCTTGTAAATGGTGTTTCCATTTGAGCATCAATATTTTTAATTAAATCGAGTAATTCTTTTGCTTTTTTTGTATTTTTCTTGTTAAGAATAGCACGGATATGTTCTACTTTTAATTTTTTTCCACCTGAAATCTTGTTAAAAGTGGCAGCCACATCCGTGAGTCCTTTTTGAAAATTTTTAACATAGTCAGGCATCTCATCGACTACTTGCTGAATTGGTTGGTACGTAAATGCTTGTTCTTTCTCACCATAAAGACCCTGTCCTTTTAATAAATACGAAACAAATGACTGACAATTATTTTTAAACGCATTATATTCAAAAAAGTCCTTATTTCCTACATCTGAACGTGCTTTTTCCATTAATTGAGAAAGAGTAAATGATTTTCCATTTAGATTAACTTCTTGAGTTTCAACAGTATCACCTTGTGGTATATTTTTAGAAATACTTACAACTTCTAATTTTTCAATGTTCAATTTTTCACCACATTCAACAATTAAACTTAAATGAAAAAATTTATCATATCCAGCCTTTTTCACTTCTTGATTCCATTTACCGAGTGATACTAAATTAAGAACTACTGGAATATAAGCATCCACAGGTTTTCTGTAAATTGTTGCTTTAGTAATGGTATTATTTCCATACAATTTTAACATTTCCTTTGTTTTATTATTATAGTCATCTAAACGTGGTGAAAAATACTCTTTCGCAGAATCAACAACATTACCTACCTTCTCTTTTACGTAATCATACCCCTTCTTAAAATAATCGAAAAATCCACGACCACTTAAAGACTGAAATTCTGGTTTTAGTTCTCCAAACGTAAGAGTAATGTCTTTATTGATTTTCTTACTACGAAACATTTTAGGAATAAATTTTGTTTTAGGAATTGCACGGAATCGATAGGATGATTTCGTTTCACTACTTTTAAAATCATTCTTCTTAATAATATCTCTTGCAATTTTTTCAGCATCATTCGGAGAAACCGTTTTTTTTACAATAACGGCGTGGAGACCCCACGCTCTATCTTCCATCTCTGCTGGATGACCTTTACGAACCATTTATTATAAATAAAGAAAATAAATATTTGTGATTTATTTTGTGATCATATAATAAAGTGGAGTATGCCAAAAAAAAAAGCACCTTCACCAGAATTACAAGAAATAATTGCTGAACCATTAGATGATAATGAAATTCATCATTATCTACCAAATTGTAAAATATTAAAATACAGTCAATTAAGTAAGTATCAATCTATTAATCAATTACTTCCTATGGATACTGATTTTTGTATTATTCTATACGAAGATTCATATAATCAAGGTCATTGGACTGCTTTAATGAGATATAATAAGGGTAAGACTGGGACGATCGAATTTTTTGATCCTTATGGAAATTTATTCGATAAACAATTAAATTGGACTCCATTAGAAACACGAAAAGAATTAGGAGAAGGGAGAAAATTACTAACACCATTACTCGATTGTTGTACACAGAAAGTTATTTATAATCCTATCAAATACCAAAAAGATGGATCATCAATAAATGATTGTGGTCGTCATTGTGTTTACCGTGTGCTGTGTTTAATAAAAAAGAATATGGATTTGGAACAATATTTTAAACATATCAAAGAAATAGAAAAACAAACTGGATATGATGCCGATGGTATTGTTAGTAGTCAGATTGATATAATGTAATGATTTATTATAATATAATTATAATAAACTAATTAATGATGAATTTTGATGGTTATACCAGTGGTATTATAAAGTTCACCTACATAAGTTTTCTTACATTTTTTACGATGAAGTTTTTTTTTCGTTTCAAATACTCGTGGATCTGATACTCTCGTCTCATACCCACAAGGACACTTAAACGTGTAAATATCCATACACATACCTGTACGGCGTACAGGTGATTGTTGTTGTTCGTTAGTAGACATTGATCTTCCTTAATTATTTTTTTAATTTTCATTTTTTGAAAATCAATTTTATGAATCCTTCAGAACAAACTCTGTTATTTCATTAATATTTTCACAATTACCACAAGGACAAGGTGATGATGGAGTATTTGCTTTAATACCTTTCTTATAATCTATTGCCTTTTCTAATACTTCATACAGTTCTATGATTTTCTTTTTCATATCTTCATCTGGTTCGTATCGTTCATTTCTGGATTGTTTTAACATTAATATGAGTGTATCAATTACACGCTTTTCCATAAGACGATGATGAAACTCTGCCATTATTCTATTCTATTAATGGTATATCTTTTAGATTCTACTTACTATTTCAATTTTTTTTATAAATGGAGGGTTGGAGGGTTTGGAACGTTTTTTCCAACGTCTATAAAATTTCTTTCTACTTTTTATTTATTGGAATAAATTTTTTGAAAATGAAAAAACGTTCCAAACCCTCCAACCCTCCATTATAAAGTTTTAATTTAAAAAACTTTATAAAATACAATTTTTAAAATTGCTGTAATATTATCTACCTATAATAATAAATGGATTTGTATGGAGGAGTGTACCCACTACAGAATCGACAAGGTGGTAAATATTATATGTACACACAAGTAATTGATTCATTTCCTAAAAATTATGAGAATATGGTGTATGTTGAACCATTTGTAGGAGGAGGAAGCGTTTTTT